ATTTTGAAAGTTAACCACGCCTGCCGCCCATACCGATTCTGCACCCTATCCGCTCCACCGATGCCTAATATAGGATGCCAATCCAGCACGGATTTGGGATGGTTCATAGCATTCGAACGCCTCCAAGTTGTTCGTGGAACGCTAATCGCGAACGGTTTTGAGAGGGTTCTTCGCGATTTCCCAATCGCCCTATTTGAACTGAGTCCCGTAGACATTGCGCGTGCGAACAGGTTCATTTCTTGGGGATTTAATAGAGTAGGTCTGGTCTATTCATGGTACAGACCCGTTGTTTTCGTCTCGTTTGAAAAGGATAGTTGGATGACGTATTATATCAGAGTAAAAACGCACTCTGAGAGAGGCATTGTGAGGTGAACACCATGAACTCCTCCATGAGAGACCTAATCGAAAGTGCCATCGCCCTATATCCCTGCTTTGCAGGCGAGCAAGGGATGCTGTTTATGCGTTTTTTGAACATCTCTGTCCTGAGAATTGGCGAATTAGAACTGCCCATCAGGACTTTCGTGTATGATCCGCAAACGCGAACAATTTTCGCTGACGAGGACGGCGCGGCTTTTGATGCTCAGCCGACGCTGATCGGCTTGCAAGAGGTAATCGAAGATTCTTTGCAGGCTGATTGGTCGGGGAGGGCTTCAAGGGCAATCATTTTCTCGTGGGCTATTGTAGCCCACACCTTGAACGGCACGCTAACTGTGCCTGTTTTAAGGGCGTGGTTCAAAACAGCCAAATCATCTAATTGGTTCAACCCGATCGAGGCTCTGCGCCGCTTGCGATATGAGGTATTCAGTTTGAACGAAAACTTGGAAAAGAGGGTAAACTGATGATAGCGGTAGACCTCTTTGAATCAATATATAACTTCGACCCACTCTACTACAGAGTCGGGTTCAATAACATAGATATCTGTTTTCAAGTCTTGTTGCAGGAGCTACCCGTCAACGATCCATACGGGTTGCTTGGTAGCGTTCAATCCGCTCGCCATCGCTTGCACGTTTCACTGCACTCCTTCGACAAGCGAGTGCAGGTGAAACGCTACCTGCTAGAGTTCGCTGTTGTCTTTTGCCTCTACTACTATGAGGAGGTTGTTGCTTACCTAAGCCACACCTATGTGGCTGAGCTAGACCCGTCATACGGCTGGCAGACAGAATTATTGATAGCGCTGGGGCGAGACCCTGAGAAGGAGAACTTTGAAGGGACTTTTTGCGGCGTCGTGGAGTGAACGCCGCGATCGCTATCTGATCCTCAATTTGAAAGCACATCCGCTATACCAAAAGCGGATGCGCTTTTGTCTAGATCGCCGGAATGGTGAACTGCAACACATAGTTGCCGCTCACACGGCGCTCAAAGACAAGGTTATTGCCGTCTCGCCTTATGCGCCATGTGCCGTTTGTGTTTGGGTCGCCGAAATAGAAAGCGTTTGCAGCGCCCGCTTGGATATCGGTAAAACGCCCTTCATTTGGCGTCGTCGAGCCTATGACAGGTGGAGCAGCCAATACAGCATTGGCGTCGGCAGGCTCAGCTTCGTCGCGCACGCCGTAGATTCGGATCGTGAAACCTGCATTTAAGAAGATGTTTGCCGACACCTGAAAGTCAAGTCTGGTGATTGCCGCGCCATTCGCCCACCAGTTGGTGTCCAGGCGTGTGTAACGTGCAGCCGGCACCGAGAAATTGTTGCCTTGCGAACCGCGTGAGATAAATACCTTATGAGTCGTTCCAGACGTTGCGTAATTGAACAGCGTGCCGACGAATTCCCCACGTCCGCCATTTGAAACCCGCCCGCCAGCCCAAACAACCGGCAGCCCGTTCCCGCTTGCTATATCGCCGCCCGTTGAAAACGCAGCGGTTTGATGAAAATAATTCGCACTCGAGGCATTGTTGTTGTAATACATGATTACAGCGCTTGGACCAGAAGAACTCGCTGACAAAAAACCCGATGTTTCTATATGCAAATGTCGGTAGGATTGGTTAAGATTGTTAATAGTCCAAAACGTACCTGTTTCGCCTCCGACAGCCACAAACTCATGCAGCAAAACTCTCTTTTGAATTGTACTACCGCCCGAAGGCGCAAAAGCGCCTGACCACTCAAGTTTTGTTGGATTGCTTGTATTGACTCTCAAATATTGCCCCTGCGAACCAACAGGAAGCCGAACAAGCCCAGCCCCGTCTCGCGTCAATAAATCGCCCGCATCGGTGAGCGGCAAATTAGAGCTAGAAGGAGTCGCCCATTTCAAGCCTGTCGGCTCAGCGCTATCGGCTGTCAAAACTTGACCGTTCGATCCGACTCCTAGCCGCGTATCGCCTGTCCCGTCATGCACAATCAAGTCGCCCTTCGTCGTGGTAGGGCTATTGAAGTTGCCTCCCGCAATCTCTTTCCAAGTCGCGGTTGTCTGTGAGGCGCTCGCGCAAATCCAAATCCTGTTATTCGTTGTATTGCGCCAAAGGCTGCCTACCGCATAGCCTTGAGAGGCGTTGTTTGAAGCGCTAGGGTTTGCCGTCGCATTCAGGTTGTTTTTGGCAGCGGCTGTGAAGATCGGGCGCAATTGATAACGCCGCAAAATGTCAGTTTCTTCAATGGCAGTTTGCCCATTGTACAGGTAAACAATGCCGATCGGTATCCGCCACGAGCCTGTGTTAAGCGCTAGGATATCGCTATCCAGCCATGCGTTTCGTTTCGGCAGATTGGAATGCGTCTTGACTCCGCTCAAGGTGACTTTGATCGCGTTATCCGTCAAATCGAGGCTGAGCAAAGCGAGGCGATGTTGATTGGCGCTTAACGCGCTGACCTCGCTAGACAAGTCGTGATTTTGTTCAGCGAAGCGCTTGAAAGCGCCGTCAGCAGGCGATTGATAGTAGTATTCGCCTGCGATTTTGACGGCGAGCGTGCTAGGGATAGTCGGCTCTACTCTCAGCACGCCGATACGGTCTAAGTTCATCACGCTAACTTTGCGCAACACCTGCTCAAGCGGATTCAGCCCGCCAAGCGAAGTGTAGCCTGCCGCTGTAATGCGCAAAACATGGAGTTCCGTTTTGGCAGGCGGATAGCCCAGCTCAATTTCCACGCCAAAGAAGTCTTCAATCTCTTCATAGGGTATCAGGCTTGAGTCGGCTAAGACAGCCGATCCGATCTCGACCGTCTCGTCCAATTGGCGTGTGTAAAACACATACCTGCCTCCGCGTGCCTTATCCTTGATAACGCGCTTGCCATTCTCTATTTTGCCCAGATAAGCGACGCCGACGGTCGTATCAGCGACGCGCCGTTTGAAAGCCTGCAAAGCCGCCTTGAAATCCATACCTCACCTCTTCACAGCGTAGCCAATATCCACTACCGCGCTCACAATCTCTTCACCTACCGCCGCGCCTAAGTTCGCCGCGCGCCATGTATCATAGGCGTTCCATAGGCTCGTATAAGACGTGAAGCCGTTCGTGCTATAGCCTAGACAACGGTAACCAAAGATGAGCAGGAAATTCGTCGCCAAAAGGTATTGCGCCGCGCCGTTAACGTAGAAGCCCGATCCGCCCGTTACGGTAGCGCCCGCGCTCCAAGTCACGCCCGCGTCCGTCGATCTGAACACATTGCCGTTTGAAGCCGTGTAAAAGCCGAAGTCGAGGTCAATATGCGCAAATTGCAAACCTTGCCGCGTGCGCAGCCAATTGCCCGTGTTATTGGTCACGTTGCTTGTGTTGGTGAACCCGCGCCGCAACACAATGTTGCTACCGACAACACCTTCAACCGCGCGCAGATTGCTCTCGCTTGTGTTTGGCGTATTGGCGGTCTGTGTTGACCAATTCCAATGGATCGCACCACCTCGCGTTGCAAGCGGCACGCTCGTCTTCACGAAGCTCAAGCCGCCATTGATGGACTTGTAAACAGCGCCCGATCCATCCGCTGGGTCGCCCGCTGTGATGTAAATCTCCTTGTCATTGTGCGGATTGAAAGCAATGCCGTAGGTCATGTTAGCGACTTCTTTGGCGATCGGCACGGCATAGAAGCCTTGAAAAGCGTTCGCCGTTTTGTAGAAAATGACGGTAGGCTGCCCATTGATGACGCGGACGCCGAGCCAACAGAATTGATTGGCGCTGGGCAAGCTCGCGAAATCGTACTTGCCGTCGAACTTTCCCGTCTGCGAAACAGGATAGGTGATTTTGATGTTGTCAAAGCGGAAAACGGGGCTGCCAAAACCAGACCCTAAAGTCGCTGTGATGTCAATGTATCGAACATTGTTGCCTGTGAAAGTGGAGGGATTGGTCGTATTCCATTGATTAGGAACAGCCGCAGTTGACGAAAATCCACCAGACCCCAGATTTGTGAACGATTCATCCCGAGCTATCCAATCCGTAGTTGAACTTCTTAGAAAATCGGGTCTGAAAAAATCCAATTGAACTGTGAAATTTCCCGATCTGCTCGCTCCTAAATCGATTCGAATGACCATCGGATTGGCGGGGTTGTCCACACAAGGCGGCGGATTGCCGTCAGAGGTAAATATGTTTGCGTTTTGTACAAGTGTGTAAGGGTAAGAGCCCGGACCAAAGGTGACCACAACCTGTTTTGAGTTAGCGGGATTGGCGTTCTTAATCTCGATCCATGACGGAGCGGCGATCCGCGCATTTGGCGTCATGGCAAAACTATCCCTACCCATTATGTAAAGGCGCTCAGGCGATTGCCAGTAGGCTTGCAACATCTCGCTTTGCCCAAGCGCGTTTCGAATGTTCACATCAGGGCTGATATCTGCAAATTGCGGATTTCCATTCCCGTCAAAAGTGACGCGGATGACTCGGTTGTCTTTTGTGAGCAGAAAGAAGCGCCCGCGCTCATTTGAGCCGTTTTCGCCTATGGGCATGAGCGTCGGGGGATCGTAAGTCAACGGCTCGCCTAAGTCTAGCTCGATTGGCGGTAGTTCATAAGGCGGCAATTCAAACGGCTCGACGATGCTGTATTCGCCTTCAATAGGTATCGGCAAGGTAACGCCGTCCGCGCCGTCCGTTTCGGGCTTGACAGTCAAGCTCGTCCGCACAACGCCGCCTGCCTCTACAGTCAAGCTGAGGCTTACCGGAATGCAGCGTTGCGTGAAAGCCGCGCTGAAAAGCTCGTGATAGGCTTGAGCGATGTTGTTGCCTACGAATTGTTGGTGATACGGCATGAAAGCCATGCCGAGCGCGCCGATCAGCTCATATTGAATCCGCTCATACGGCGCGTTGAGCGCGGCGAGCGTGTCGCCTGCAACGCGATTCAGCTCGGCTTGACTGAGCGTTAACAAGCCGTCTGTGTCCTGCTCTTGCTCGCCGTTGATCGCCGTCGCGCCCGATCTAATCGGAATCGGCTTTTCATCATCCGACGCGACGGGCAAAAAGGCGGCGAGCCTAGCACGCCGATAGCGCGCGCGTTGCGCGACCGATATGTTCAGGCTTGCAACATCATCTTCAGTCAGTGTGTAGCGCGTGAGGATTGCGTTGCGCGCCGCCGCGCTCAACAGTTCAGGGCGTTCATCAATGCGCAGCCCGTCCGCGCTCGCGCATAAGATCGCAGTCGGCAAGCGACCTGTCATGGCTTGAATCGCTTGCCAAAGCGATCCGCGATCCGACTTCAATGCGATCGCCTTGTAATCCGAAGCTGTGCTGTACACCTCAAAATTGAACAGGCGATGGTAATTGGCGACGCGCCAATCCAAAAGCCAATAGACGGCAAAAGCAGGATGACTGAGCGGTTGCGGCAATTTCTGCCATGTATCCACTGTCGATTTGCGCTCGAAAAGTTGAGAGGCGCAATAGACTCGCCTGAGCGTTTCGGATACGTCAAAAATGGCGATTTGAGCCGCCCTTTCCTCTTCTCGTGAGGTATAACTACCTCCGTCAAAGAATCCTGCGTAAACACGAGAAAATGCGGCATTTTGTTCAGTGTCTAGTGCGATCAGGCTGAACGCGCCTTGAGAGATACCGCTGAGATAGGTCTGCGCGTCTTGAGCGCGCAGGCTACCTGATAAGCGGACGCCTTCTGTTGTGAATTCGGCGCTGAAATCTAGCAGCTCCTTGAAAAGCGTAGGATTGGCGCGGTCGTCCACGACGACGTAGCGCGTCAAAGTGCGCGTTTTGGCATTTTGTGTGATGGTGCAAGTGAAGCTGAAGGCGCCGATTGGCACGCGGACTTGCCGCTCGGCGACAAGCGCGGTCGTGTTTGAGGATAGCACAACCCACGATGATGGAAACGTGAAGTTGAAGCTGTAAGCGCCGCTCACAAAAGAGTACGCCTCAACGCGAATGTCAAGGTCTATGGTAGAGCCGCTGGTGAAACCTCCGTAATGCGTACTCCAAGCGCCGCTTGCCGCCTCGCGAATCCAAACGCGCCCGTAAGGTGCAGGCGTCGTGTTTTGGTCGCTATAGGCGATATCGTAGTCTTCATAAATGACGGACGCGCCCGTATCAATGCGCGGGATTTTTGACGCCAAATCGTAGCGGTCTAAGACTTCAATCGTGTCGTTAGCGGCGATTGGCGGCAGCGCTTGCCCGAATTGAAACAAGCCCTTGTCATTTACATCCGCGCCTAAGTAGAGTTCAGAGCCGCCCACTTTGCGGATTCGGTAGTAACCGACAAGGTTTGATCCGCGCTTGACCTTAGCCGTCATGTCGGCTGTCACGTTTGAGAGCGATCCGCTCACATTGACACGCCCTTCTAGCGTGTTCAGCGCGCTTGTCACAGTCAGGGTAGCCACGACCGTGTCCGGACGTGCATAAAACCAAGCGGTCGCCCTCGCCGTCTTGAGCGAGTCGCGTTGCGCTGTTGTGAGCGCGCTAGTCGGCTTCATAGCTTCGTCCCGTTGACGATTCTAAATTTAACATCGCGGAAGCCGCCAAAAACAGGTTGCAAGTCGCCGAATTCAGGCTTGAGGACAATGCCTTGAATCGTGACAAGCGAATCCGACTCGTCATAAACCTGAACAGTCGCGCTGGCAAAAAGCGCGTTCGTCAAGTTCAGTTGGTTCATCAGGTAAGTCCACATGCCGAAGGTCAGGTATGGGAACACAAGCGAGCATGACCAAAAGCCGCCTTCATATTGCCGTCCCGATAAGGCGGTTTGGCGAGCGCGTGTCGGCAAATCGGATTTAGCGCTATCTACAATCCAATCAACAGCTCCTTGATCGGATTGCTTAGGGAAATCTTTGATGAGCGGCTGCGACGCCATTTGCGCGACGGTCAGAACTCCCGCCGCGATCTTGTGATTTGTCTTACGATTAGTTGGCATTCCTCACCTCACTCGCCATGCGCCAAATCCGATTGCATCTGTTTAGGTATGCCGTCGTTGCCTTCAATTGACGGATCGCTTTCAAGCCATGCCGCGTAACTTACCGGCGCGACGCGCTTGATTAACGACCCGATAGCGGTTGCGTATTGCCGTATTTCAGCCTGCGCTTCGTCCGAGTCGCGCAGCCCGATGAAGTTCAGCAGAGACCACAAGTTGGCTGTGACATAGCCCATGTAATACACGCCAAAGGCAGGCAAGAAAAGGCGTGCCTGCTCCCGTGCAACGCCTATATCGATCGCTTTCTTGTAAAGGGCATAGGCTTGGTCGTACAGGTCGATCAGCGATTCTGTGAGCTTAGCGCTCTGGTCGTGCGGCAATACGCCCATACTCGCTTGTTTGTTGCTTTTGCTTTGCTTACGCCATTCGATCGGGATATGCCAATCGTTTTCTTCATACGCGGTATACCTCCCGCTCTGCAAGTTGTATGAAGCCCAGCGATGGCGAATCCATTGCCACCATACGATTACAGGCGCTTTGACGCGGAAAGTGAACACAACATGCTCAAAAGGCGTTGTGTGTTTATGACGTGCCAAATATTCAATTAGACGCTTGTCCGACTCCGTCGACACGCTCGTTCCTAACCGACTTACCCTAGCCGCGTTCACGACCGCCAAATCAGCGGATGTTAGCTGACCGCGATGCGCACGCTCTCCCTCAACAACGGGATCGAAGGCGGGCGTTACGCTTTGAAGCTCGACAAAGCCTTTATCCAGAACGCTTGAAGTCAACATGGTGCTAAACTCTCCAGTACCTTTCATCGGTAGTCAAAAGCCAAACGATGCTTGAAACGATGGTGACGACAAGCCAAAACACGCCTTTGCTAAAACCGTCGCTAAGCCCTAAGCCGAAACACAAATAGCTTGCCGCCATTACGAATGAAAAGCAGACTCCTACGCCTGCCGTCAGCCCTAAAACTAGCTTCACCAGTAGCTTGTTCATATCCGAACTCCTCGCTATAACAAGTCTAGAAATCTGAACGACCCTAAAAGGGTACGCCATTTGCCGTTGCTAAGCGCCTGCTCAAAAGTGCAGCCGCCCTGTACCATCGGAGAGCCGCCTGCCCGCTGCGCCAATTTGTACGACTCCACGCTCGGTTTTGCGCACGCCCCGATCTCCGCTAACAGCACATTGCCGCCGTCATGGTAGAGCAGCGCTTGTTTATGCCCGTGCGCTTGTATGAAAAGGCGTAAAGACAAGCCTAGTGTGTGTTGCCATTTTAAGTAGAATTCGTAAAGTTTCTTGACGGCGTCGCCCGCCCATTTGCCGCCAAAGTTCATATGGCTGATGAAAGCGTCTCCTTCAATCCAACAGTAGCGCGATTCGGCGAGCTCCTCAATCCAATCGCCTTGCCTATAGCGAAACGGTTGCTTGACAAGCGTTAGGCGGTCGTCGTTCATGCGTTTTAGAAGCGCCTCTAAAGGGTCAATCACATACGGATGAAAATCGCGAGCTACCTGTCTGCCCAAAAGGCGGCTGAACCAATCATCATGATTGCCTCTGATGACCTTGATAGCCGCGTCCGTCTCCGCTAACAACTTACGCATGAAACGCTCTAACGCCTTGCTTTCTTCTGCCAAAGTCCGCGCCCTGAACTTCAAATCGCTTTCATGTGGATTCGCCTGTTGCCCATCGAACAGGTCGCCTGCCAAAATGACGATATTGGGATTAAGCGCGATTGCCTTTTCTAGGATTTCCCAGCTTGGACGGGCGTGAATATCGCTCAAGACAACAATGCGTCGGGTCTTAGCAGGTGGTCGAGGAGTGTGAAGGTTTAGGCGCTGCGCGCGGCGGCGGAGTGTGTTAGGGTTGACTCCGAATCTGGCGGCGATTTCACGAAACGTCTCGCTTGTCTCAGATCGGCGTTTCAAAGCGTCTAGCAACCCTTCGTTCATCACTCCCTCAATCGCTTATCAGCGCCTCTATTATTCTCGATCCCAACTTATCAATTTCAGCTCTGACGAATTGTGGATCGCCGCCAATTTGCCCTATATTGACCACGACCGTCTTATTGCTCGCCTTAGCTGAAAAGCGATTCAAGGCGTTTTCAATGCCCTCGCTTTGCTTGAAAGGTATCACGATATCGCCGAATCCGCGCCGCTCCCCAAGCAAGCCTAGTGTCGGGCTTGTGTAGATACCGCCTGCTGCGTTCGCTACGATTCGACCACCAATAGTCGGTCTACCGCCGCTCAACAGGCTAAAGACTCGCTGCGCAGTTTGCGCGACTTGGAGCAGCCCTTGCTCAATCGGTCTGAAGACTTGCCTGACGACGGGCGTTAGCCGCTTTTGCTCCTCAATTAAGGCAGCGCGTTGCCTTTGATAGCCTTCTCGCTCAAGCCGCTCCCGGCGCGCCTGATCTTCCGCTTGCCATTGCAAGCGGCGCGCGGCGAATTCCTGCTCAATCCGCTGCGATTCTTTGATCCGCTTTACAAGCGAATCTCGCTCCTGCGCAATGCGCTCTTGACCAGCGCGCTGGATATCGGCAATCTGCTCCTGTAAAGCGCGTCGCCGCTCGGCGCGCTCAAGCGCGTAATTGTTGCGCAAATCGGCAAGCCGCTCTTCAAAAGCGCGGCGAGCCTCTTCACGCTCTCGCAAGAAATCTTCACTAGCGCGGCGTCCTGTCACATCGAAGTCCTCAGCCGAGCGCCGCAAATCGCGCTCGCCTGCCCGTTGTGCGGCAATAAAGCCTGCGACGTCGCCTTCCGCCGCCAATTCCGTCAATTGCGCTTGCAAGTCCTCTAAACGGCGATTGCGGGCGCGGTAGTAGTCTTCAGTCCGTCGCGCTTCGCTCAGGCGGAATTTGTTGAGCGCGTCAAGCTCTCTGCGCATGAAATCGCGCTCAAGTTGCGACCGTTGCTCGTTAAAGCGTTGCGCGGCTTTGAGCGACTCCTGCTCAAATTTGGTGCGCGAATCGGCGATACGCCGCGCCGTGTCGCGCTCGATATCAGCAATGCGCGCTTGCACAGTCGCCGCCCGTTCCGCCTCTCTTGCGCGTTCAATCCGCGCCTGAAATTCAGAAGCCTCTGCGTCCCGTTGCGCCCGTATAGCCGCCTCTTCCGCTTTCAAGCGTTGCCTCTCTTGAAAAGCCGCGTCGAGTTGCTTCAATTGCCCTGCGATTTGGATAGCCTGCTGCAAATCGCGCTCGCGTTGCCTAGCTAGCGCCTCCTGCACACGGCGTTGCCTTTCCATCGCCTCAATTTCACGGTCGCGAGCCTGCGCAGCGGGCAAGATATCGCGCTCGGTATTCGCAATAATCTGCTGGATTTCGGCGAGGCGCAACGTGAATTGGGCAATCAATTGGATTTCATCCTCTCTCAATTGCCCTATCGGAATACGATTCAGGCGCTCAAGACCCGCCTTGATCGCCTGCTCCTCATCGCGCAAACTGTCAATCCGCGCTTGGATTGCCTTAGCGCCGCCTTCGCGTTGCGCGCGCGCTAAATCTTGAAACAGCTGCACGGTCGTGCGCTCCGCCTGCACGTTTTGAGCGAGGCGCGTCTCCAGCAACACCTGCTCAAGACGCGCCGCATTGTTAGCGGCGACCGTCCCATCTTCAAGGCTTTGGCGCAGACGGTCTTGCGCAAGCGCGTTTTGCTGCGCTGCGGTCGCTAGACTGTTCAATTGATTGTTCAGCTCGCCTAAGAATTGCCCGCGCGCCGCCTCAGCCGCCAATCGGATGACAGGATTTAGCGGATTGTTTCGCGCGACCTCATCAGCCGCTTGATTAATCTGGACAATCTGTCTCTGAACGGCTGCGCGCTGCCCTTCAATTTGTTTCTGTTGCGCTTGCAAGGCGATCAGCTCTGCTTCAATTTGACTGCGCGTCGCGGTCGCCGTGAATCCCGCTGAGGCTGTGAGCGTCTGTTGAATCGCTTTGAAGCGATCTGCTTGCTGCTCAAGCGTTTTCGTGAAATTGGCAATAGCAAGACCCGCCGCGCCCGCCGCTACGCCAATCGCGCCAAGCGAAGCCGATAACGTCCCGATCCCAGCTTTTCCTATCCCCGTCGCAAGGACGCCGCCGATCGCATTCGAAGCCGCGCCGATCGCCGCGCCTCCGCTCCCACCAAAAGCGCCGCCAAGCGTTGCGCCAAGCCCGCCAACTAAACCGCCGACTGCTCCGCCAAAACGATTGGCGAGCTTGGACGGCAGGGAGTTTGAAGCGCGCTTTGCTTTCTGCTCGACTTCATCCAACTGGCTGAGCAACGGACGGAAATCGGATCGAGCTGCTTGTTGCGACGCTTCGCCTAAAGCGCGCATTTCAAGCTGCGCGCGCTTAATCCGCTGTGCATACGACTCGGTCGCGCCCGCCGCCGAACGCGCTTGCCGCTCAAGCCCGCTCAAAGTCGTATCTTTCAAGGCTTCAGCGCTTTTCTTAGCGCGATTGAGCGAGGCGGTCAGCGATTCAGCCGTCTGCGCGCTTTCCTTAGCTCCCTTGAGGCTAATTTCAAGCGTTGCTTTGAACATACCGCCTATACCACTCTATTTTGTGCTGATACAGCGCGTAGCACACGCTTAAATCTTCAATCCATCGCCGGTCGACTTGAGCGACCTCATCAGGCGTCGGTAAGCGCGTAAAATCGGACATACGCCATAGATCGAAGCCGAGCAAGACTATGATTGGCGGGTAGTGGAAAGCCCAATCATCTGGCTCGCATGTGATTGCTTCTGGAATCACGGCGTTGCGCGCGCGTTCAATCATGGCTTGCCTGAACTGCGAGCGCCATGCTGAACGCCTCAGGCTAAAGGGCTATCTTCGCTTTTGAGCGACTCCCGATCAGCCTCGCTAAGCGTTTCGGAAGGCGCGCTTGCCTTATCATAGTTCAGCCGTTGCGCTTCCAAATACGCACGACTCCATTCCGAGACGATCCAGTCGGGCATTTCAAGCCGCGCGTCCCACAAATCCGCGAAATCGGTATCGTCTAAATCAAGCTCGTTAAACCACGCCACAAAAGCCGCGATGACCGTATCATCCAAGCTAACTGAGGCTTTGACCACAACAGATTCAGTGGCGACGAGCAAGGTTGCGTATTCGGACGCGATATCTCTCAACGCCTTTCTGGTCTCGGTTTTGATACGGTAATCGTCAATCGCGGCTTCGAATTCCGTCAAGAATTCATCAGCCTCGACGAGCAAGCCTAGCGTTTGTGGCTTGAAAGTAATTTGCAGGCGTCCGTCAAACGCCTCGATTGTTCTTAACTTGAGAAAAAATCTGCTCATGACCACCTCTGCCTCCAAAAAGGGCGACTCACCGTCGCCCTTAAACGCGCTACAGATTACGGCGTGACGAAGTCTGTCTCGTACAGGATCGCCGCGTAAGCGCCCGCCGACGGAGCTGTGCTGAAAGTGAAAACGGCGGTCGTTGTGTTAACGCTGCTCAACGCCGTGCCGACACCGTTGATGGCGAGCCAGTTCGATCCGTTAGTATGGCTCGTGTCCGCTGATGTTGGGCGATACGCGCCTGTCACGGTCGTCGCCGCGCCGTTGCCGCGCAACACCACCAAATGCAGCCGCTTGCCGCTGATAATCTCGTAGTGGTCGACTCGGTTGTCCTCTAAGCCCATGCCCAAGCTGCTGAACGGAATACCGTTGGCTGACCGAGTTGCCATCAGCGGATTGACTGTGATAGTCACATCAGCCGGCGCTTGGAACTCAAAACCGCCCGTCTTGATCGTCAGCTCCGCGCGCGGAATCACAAGCGACCGAATCTTTGATGCGCCGCCATCCTTCTCTTGAAAGCGCTGTTGCAAAATGACTCCGCCAACACGAGGCAGGTCGCGATTGGTATTTGTGCTGTACTGCTCAAACTTTTGGTTTGTCGAGTCGACGGTCGAGCCTGATAAAAGCGCTACGAGCGCAGGGTCAATCAAAGGGCATACCATGTCGAATTGGCTCAGTTGCCGTCCGCCGAAGTTGAAGCTCGCCAAACGCGGTTTATCGCCGCCCGTAACGTCTACAACGGTAGCGTCCGCAAAAGCGATCTGCGCCGTGCGAACATCGGGCAAGTAATAAGCATTCGATGAACTGCCGTTGTTCAGGGTCGCGGTTTGACCCGTCGGGTAGCCATCATCGTTCACCAGATAGAGGAGCGCTGTCTGAAGTCCAGCGCCGTAACCTTTCGGCATGTCCGTCCCTCCGTCAATTGACCTGATCCGTGATTAACCGATACGCGACTGCCATGTTCATTGTGAAGCCTAGAAAGTCGCGCTCCGCGTAATTCGTTGTGAGCAGCCCAGACGCCGTGATGCTCACGTCACCACTCAACTTAGCAAAAGCGTCCTGCAACAGCACGCCATTCGAGCGGACTTGCAAGCGCGGATTGTCTAGGAAATACCGAATGGTGCGATCGCAAATGTTGAGCGCCGTCCTCGCCGCCGTAACGCCCTTGTCGCCGTCGTCAATGCCTAGCGAGGACGTAAGCTCCGAGACCAGAAAAACAACCTGAAAATTGCGCGTTACGATTTGCGAACCCGCCTGCCCAAACGGTAAAGCGTTCACCACGTCTTGAGGGACGATATACGCCAATGGCGCTTCAATGTCATTTGGCGCTACCGTCGGCGGCAGCTCAAAACAACGCTTGACGCCCTGAATTTGCCTTATGCACTCTGCAATGCGCTCGCACAACTCGACGGTTATCGTCATACGCCGCCAAAACCTTTCAAATCCACTAAGCCTTCTAAAGCAAGGCTCTGCACAAGCGCCGCGCGCGCCGATCCGATGCTTTGAAGGATCGGATCGCCTGCCGCGTTAGTCCCGATCACGACCGCGCCCGTCTGAGATAAGCGGAGCTGAACGCCGCGCTTCACATAATCCTTGATAGACGGGTGAGCGTCGAACTCTAAAATCGCCGCGCCATTCGCGTGTGCAGCCGCCGTCGTCCCGTTAGCGCCGCGCTCGACCGTGTAAGTCGGAGCGTTCACAGCGGTAATGTACAGAAACTCATCATCTATTTTGACGAGTTGCCCGCGCTCAAAAGCGCCTGCGCTTTGAAAGGTCGTCGCGGTATTGTTCAGCGCAGCGCTAAGCGTCTTACCCTTATTCTCAAATCGGTAGCCATACCCGCATTCCGCCTTGACTTCGATGAACTTGCCGTCCGCAACATCGCTTTGCCATATGAGCGTGTCGCTCAACAGGCGCAATGTGCGCAACGTCTTGTCAAGCTCAACATCGGCGAGCGCGATAGCCGTTTGCGCCGAATCGCCGTTTGTCACGCTGATGAGCTTTTGAACATCGTAGTCTAGCAATAGAACGCGGCGATTTGACGACGATACGTTACCGCCGCGATAAGTCGGCGCGGCGGTGTAACGTAACGTCACGACATGCGGATCGAATCGCCTTTGGCAACGCGCCGTGACGAATTCGCTCTCAGCCTCGATTAGCGTCAAAAGTTGCGAATCGGCGCTGTTTGAAGTGATATTGGCGAGCGTCTTGAATTCGCCGACTCGCAACAGTGGCTTAGTCGTCATGACGGATTCGAGTAGGTAATCGCACCGACAGTCGAGATGACGATCATCCGAGCATCGGATTCCGCGACTGCATAGATTACAGCGTTAGCAGGAAAACTAGCGCGGCGATTAGTGCCGTCCCACGTAAAACCGATCGGAAAGGTTACCGTGATTGCCGCGCTACCGCGATTGACCACAATCAGCTCCGCGCCGACACGAGGACGACCCAAAGTCACGTCATACGCGGTCGATCCCGTCAATCTCAAAACGCCGCCTTCCGCGAGGCGCAGGCTGTCAGCGCCTGAGGCACTGACAACCCTGCGCAACACACTCCCGATTTGCCCTTGCTTAATGTTCAGCAGCATGGCAACCCCCTTAGTTGATCGACACGCTCACATTGTAGGCTGCCGTCGCGCCCGTCGTGTCAGCAAAGTTAGTGAAGCCGCAACGGAGGAAGCACACGACGGTCGTGCTATCGGTGTAAACGTTGCGATCCGTCTCGATCTCAATTGGGCGCTTGTAACGGAAAGCCCAGCGGTCAGCGCGAACTAGCGCGATACGACCGCGATTGTTGTTCGCGTCGTTAGACTCCCGCTTGCCGTCTGAAGCCCGTCCCTTGAACATGAAAGCGCTCGGCAAGACGCCAATCTTGTACAGGAAAGGCAACATGCCGTTCTCAAGAGTCGCCAAACTGAAAACATCGCGCGTATGAACTTCGGCGAGCGACATCGTCTTGATTGCCGTGTCCATGTCCATCACAAACAACAGGCGGTCGTTAGGGATTTGATCAGCGGCAGGCAAGCGCTTGAGCAGCTCAAGGAACACGGCAGGCGTCAGCGTGTTACCTGCATCATAGGCGAGCGCCGTATTCGTGACCAACGGCAGCTTCAAAATGCCGTTGAAGAGCAGGTAAGACGGGCGTGTCGGGGCTGCGCTCGGCGTGCCGTTGATCAGATTGATGTTCGTGTTGGCTGCTGTCGCCGTGTCGCCGTTAATCAAGATGTACTCAATCTCTTCAACCGCCTTACGCTGCAGTTGGGTGAACGTTTGCTTGAGAACATCAAAGATCGTGTCCTCTTGCATCTCGCGCGACAAGACAACAGCCGCGCCGAGCTTTTTGATACTAAGCGTGCGCTGAGCTGTACCCACCTTTGAAGTCGCCAACGTAGGAGTTGGGTCGGCGCTTCCTGAAGCAACGTCAGTGACTTCGCCCGTGACATAGAAAATCGGACTAGGCCCTTCGACCAAAATGGTCTCTTGATTGTGACCGCGCGGGATTTCGCCATAGTTCAACCCGCGCTCGACAAGCGCGTTGAAAAGGCGAGCTTCGCTATAGACCTTTTCCCACAGCTCCGTGCCGGGCAAGGTCTGCATCCATTCCGCGCCGAATCCCGCTTGCCCCGTATGCACGACTTCATTGGCGCGGTAGGGCGGCATGAGCCGCGCGTATGCGCCGCGAGCAACCTCAGCACGAGTCTTAGCCGCCAATTTAGCCATGAAGTCGCCGCGCAACGCCGTGCTTTCCAAGCGTCCAGCTTTGACCAGATGCTGCACTGTCTGATACCCAAACGCCAATTGACCGGGCGTGAAGGAATCGTAAAACGAATCGTAGACTCCAGTAATCACAGGCTTGCGCTCCTTAGGCTGCTGCATAACCATGCGCAGCATCTCTTGGGCGACCGCCTTAGGATCGGCTGCGACCTTTTGGCGCGGACGGACGGGCTTAGGCTTAGCGGTTTCCGTAGCGTCCTCGTCTTCTTCAGCCGTCTCATCATCAGGCGCGTCGTCCGCGTCGCTAACGGCAACTTCCGACTTCGCCGATTGCGCGACGGATTCGGCAAGCTCTGCCATGTTGCTCGGTAAGGTATCGACGCCTAGCATCGCCTTCACAAGCGCGACGACGCTCTCAACACCGTCCCGCTCAATCAATGAAGACAGGAGCTGAGTCGCGTCAACATCGGGCGGAATGCCCATTTCCTCAAAAGACCGTGTAGTAGCCATTCCATCTCTCCTCACAGGCTCATCTGCAATCAACTTAGCGCGGTAGACAGGAATCGCATCGCGCGTTAACTCGACATGCAATACCTTCATGCGCGGTTCGCACGGACGTTTCGTAAGGCTGACCTCAGATAGCAGCCATGTCCTGAATCGCCCATTCGCATCAAACTCGGCGAGATGTTCAGCGGACGCGCTGCTGACACCTAACAAGCCGAGCTTGATTTCATCGCGCACCTTCCGATAATGCGGATTATCTGAAAACAAGACCGCTTCAAAGGCGACGCCGATATCGTCATGCCATGTGCGCACAACCTTGCCGATTACCGTCTTGCCGACTTCAGGGTCTTGCCCATGCTCATACAGCAGGCGGATCGGCGCTCCGTCAATCAAGCCGAAGTCAGGCGGCTCGTCGCGATCGAACCACGTACCGAAACAGTCAGGCTGATCGGGCGTTCCCCATAACGCCAAATAGCCTTGAATATGGTCACCGTCTGTTGCGCGGACAAAGGCAAACTCACAGCTCATAACGCCTCTCCTCTATAGCGAACTTAGCAAAGCACTTGTGAGAAGGAACAAAAAAGACCGCCTGCGCGGTCTTAGTTGACTGAAATAAAAAGCGCCCTTTCGGGCGCTGAGGATTATACGTTATAATGGTACGCCTCAATGATCGTGGCGAACCAGCAGGGCGATATGCTCACGAGGTCTTCTGGGCTTGTAAAGCTGCCAGCGCCAAAAACTCCTTTCAAGCCATTCCGCTTTGATAGGGAGTAATCAATCCTTGAGAAGCGGTAAAACACTTTCCCGACTCGGGCATACACATACGGCGCCGCCGCTTCTGAAGGGCTAGGCGACCAGAAAATCAACGGCTGGATAGAAGCTAGAAAAGATGAAACAGTCTGGATCGCCCAAACCTTGCGAATAGGCTTAGAAAGCCCTGTAACCTCGACGCCGTCAAAAGTCAGCAAAGCGCGCTGCCGAAAATCATATGCGTACACAGGCAAGTCGTAATCTTGAATGTTGAGATCGATCATGGTTATTCCCTTCCTTATTTCCCTAGTTGCTCTTGTTGCTCTTGCAGCTCTTGCTGCTTAGCTATGGAAAGGATAGCACACTTCAAGCCATTGTCAAGCACCTTAGATGAGAGAATGATGAGAGAAGCCTTAAGGCGTGGAAAGGTTGTTCTGCAGCTCGTTTATGAAAACGCGCATCAGGCGTGGCAATTGACGGCTAATCTGCTCTGGCAAGCTCTTATGCCCTGTTTGGCGATGATAAAAACTCTGCTGATTTGAGCCGCGCGGATAGACCAAGCCTGCCTGTCTAGGGAAACCTATCACATACGGCGCGTAAGACTTGTTCGACCCTACTGTGATGTAGACGCTACCGCCTGCCAATTCAACCTTGCTTGTCAAGCTCCTGTACAGCGAATTGGTGCGGCGATAGGGTACGCGAATCGCGCCTGTCCGTATTGCCCATAGCACGTAACGCCGTTGCTTCTCAGTCTTGAATTTGCTCGGCTTGCCGTTGAGCGTGTAGACAGGCGCTAATGGACGATTAGGCGGAGGCGGAATTGGCAAGACAAGGCTTTCCATCGCGACGCCTGTTTTGCGCGCCGCCTGCAATAAGGCGGCTTCGAGCGCCTGTTGCGAAACGCGCCGTGAAAGGTAGATTGTGAACCGCGCCAAATCCTCAGCCGACATTGGTGACGCCTTCGACAACAGGTAAGGTGAAGCAACGGCAGCGCGGATGCGCAGGTGGAGTCAGGTATTCGCCGTCTAACGCCGATCGCCAGCCGCGCTGAAAATCGCTTACCGCATTATGGCGAGAGCGGCAGATTGGGCAAACGTCCTTATCTTGCGCAGTCTGCCAAATTGCGCGCGTCACGCCGGCGGTCTTGTAACGCTCAAAAGCGCCTTCTGCGTAAACACGGGTCAGCTCGGTCTCTGCTATCAGCTGCGCACGATTTAGCAATTGCTGCGAAAGCGGGTAACCTTGCACGGCGAACACCTGCGCAATGGCGTCACGCAATCGAGCAATTGAATAGCCTTGCTTAACCGCGTCAGCAATCGCTCGCTGCAATTGCAGCAACGTCGTTTGATTGATTTGCTTGACTAGCCGCGCTGATTGCGTAAGCGCGTAAGAGACCGCCTCGTCCGCGACTAGATTCCAATCAATTGTGAAGGTCAAATCGCGCTTGGCGACCGCGCCACGCAACTGCTCATCAGCCGCCTTGACTCCGCTGACAAACGCGCCTGCGAAATGCTTTGCAAAACGCTGCTCATAATCAGGCGCATGGCGCTCTAGCCATTCGGTGAACCATACCAACAGTGCGCTTTCCAAGTCCGTTGTCGGCGTGCTGCTCACAAGCGCCGCGAGTTCAGCCCAATCGTCCTCGCTGAGCCGCTGCGATTCCACAAACAAGTCCGCGAAAAGCGTGTTCAGCGACGGCTCACTCCCATCGCTTTCCAATTGCCGCCAAAAGGCGCTACCGTCCGCTGCCTCAATAGGCGCTTCAATTTCAAGCCTTTCAGCTCGCTCAAAAATCAAGTCGGGATTCCAATAGCCTTTTAATTGCTCAGCTATCCAATCCGCCAATTTTTGAGGCAATTTGGCAGGCTTGAACGGAGCATTGAAGTCGCCGTGCTGAATCGCATGGCTCAAAACCGTCGAATGCCAACGGCGCAGCTCGGCTATCTGTTCGTCGCTTAGCGTGGTGTCCGCTTTCGCCTCAGGCGCTAATTCATCTTGAGCAGGCAAGTCGGCAATCAAGGGCAATTGAGTCGGATTAGGTGGCGGTAGCAAGGTCTGCTGAACAGACTTGCCGATCTCGACGACAGGAGTCGGGACGCCGCTCACCAACACAACATCACCTGTCGGCAACTCATCCAAGCCTAGCGCGGCGCGCGCCTCGTTCAGCGTCAAGACGCCGCCTTGATAGAACGGCAAGACGCGAGCGGCGTCCGTCTGCAAGCCGATTGGTGATTGTGGTAATCCTACGAATTGGCGCGCCTCGTCTAAGGTCATGATGCCGCTACCAAAGGCGGTCGCTGCCATACTGAAGCGTTCTGGCGTTGCCAAAATGATTCGGTTTAGCTTGTTCAGGTCAACTTCAATGCGCAGCTCATAACCAATGTCAGAGAAGTCGCGGAGCAGCCATTGCCGATTAACGCCTTCCAAAATCATGTACAACATCGGCAAGGCGACGTGCCTGATGTGATTCAACCAAACATCGTTGTAAGTGTTTGAAGCACCGAGCGGATCGGACGGGCTACCGCCTAACAGGGTAGGATGCACTTGATAGGCGGCGCAGATATCAAAACGAATTTGATCCAAGAAATCTCGCATCGCCAAATCAGTCGGCGGAGGCGTGATAGGTTGCCATGTCCATTTGCCGCCTTGTGTTGAGCCTGCTACAAACGTTTTCCACGCATTGCTAGGGCTTCGCATTTGCTGCCATGCTTCCCTTTGCCGCTCAAGCTGTTCAGGCGTAATCATGCCTTCAAAGATGAGCAGTCCATCTGGGCGAGCAGAGTTAGCGAAGAATTGGCGCGACCATTCGCCTAAGTTGCGCTCCGCTACCGCACGATAACGGACAATATCGGAAGGAGCGTTGCCGTACCGCGATCCTAGCGGTGTAGGCAAACGTAAGAAAATCAAGTCACGTTGCGGAATTTCCTGAAGAGAATGCGTCAGCAGAAAACGAGACGGCTCACCAGTCATCAAATCGCTCTGGACTGTTATGTCCATCGGCGATATGAAGGTTACAGCAGTAGGCAAGCCGTATTCATTGCGAACCTTGTACAGAAAAGCGCTGCCAAACACTAAAAGGGACGCCGATAGCAGCCATAGCAGCTCTCGCGAATTCTCAACAAAATCGCGAGCTGGTGAATACTCTAACTGCGAATCAAGGTCGCTTTGCACAACCAAATCAATGTTAGAGACGGCGTCCGCTCTGAACTTGACACAAGCCCATGCCGTGATTGAAGCGGCGTAGATCGCCGCCTGCTCATCGCGATTGAACAGACCTACATTGCCGACGCTCATCTCAGCGGACGGCAACTTATCTGAGCGAGTCGCGTCGCCCACATACCACGCCTTGCTGAACTGTTGACTCGCTTGAAAACGCCGAGCCAATTTGCGGCGGATAGACGCTCGTTTCGCCATGCTTAACTCCTCAGCCTGAGGCTACCGATCCCGCTTTCTGTTTCAATCATTGCGAAATTCCGAACCACCTTGATGCGGATCGTTTTGGCGGCTTGCATCAATGCCACAAATGGGCTGCGCGCCACGCGAATTGGCTCGTGGTCTATACAGCTCAAGTCGACAACCACGTCGTTGCCCGCCACACGGTAGTTCAGCGTGTGAGCTGGAATCACATCGCCGCCTTCAAATTTGCAAGGCTTGAGCGGATTGAGCGCCTGCGCAAATATGTACACGCCGCGTGTGTTATCGGAATAGCGCAGACCGCTTTCCACAACCGCGCAGCTGTAAAAGGCTAAAGCGCGCGCCGTGAGTATCAAGCCCATATCAAACGCCTTGCCGATATCAATTTCAGGCTTGATAGGCGTTGACACATGACAGTCCGGAGTCAAGACCGTCGCGTGTCCATCGGAAAAGCTGACGCGGCGTGCAGGCAAGCAGTTCAGATGCTCGCTTATGGCGACAGGTAGGCTCAATCCGCCTATCCATTCAGGGAGCATGTTGTTGGGAATCGTAAATCCGCGCAATATGCGCTCCCGATTGCGGCGCGGCAGCTTGTGTTTATAAGGCTCGGTCGCCAAAGTCTCCTCTGCAGGGCTTAGCCCATCATCGCGCTCGACAATGACCACACCACTCTCAAAGCGCAAACGACCGTCTTCAGGCGGAATGCGCAGGATTTTGCGCGCCGTCTTGAAAGCGCCTTCAATAGGGATGAAAGCAAAGCCTGCGCCGCCTAACAAGTAAGCGCCGTCTTTTATCACCACACGAAAGTTGAATTGCCGCGCCAAACGGAAAATTGGCAATACCATACGCTATATCCTCTGAAGGCAACTTAGCAAGCGCAGCGGAGAGCAGGCGCGCGCAACTTAGCCGCCTAAGCCGCCTGACAAGCAATCCCATAGCGGAAGCCATAGCGAGGGAGGTAGCGGATAGCGGATTTTCAATTTCACTACAAAGTCACCATTAAATATTATCTGGTGGCTTTGTAGTGAATTTGAAAATCGCCGCTCCCAGTGCTGGTCGGCATTCTTAGGGTATCTTCAAAACCTGCTAAGTTATATAATCACTCAAGTTCGGTCAGCCGCACTTAGCGCGCTACTTACCTAGACCGCCTTGCCTGTCACTGCTTAAGCCGCATGACCCAGCTTTCAGTCGCAGGGAGTCGCTAAGCGGCGCTGGGCATGATAGGTCTCGCTTTGAGCGGTTGAGCTCAGGCAAGCCTTGCCTAGCGCCGATTGCCGCGCTCAATTGTGCTAAGCAGCGATTGAAGTGAAGAAGGCAGGCTGAGGAACGGTCTCTCTTTTTTCGAGACCGTCGTTTAGTTGCGTAGCGTATCAAAATGCTTCAAAAATCGGGCAGGAAGACTTTCGAACAATGCTTCTCCTATTCATTATACCTTTAACTCAAAAACCTTCAGAAAGCCTCAAAAATAGCGTTTTGGCAAATGTCTCGATTGGCGGCGTTGACCTACTTTTGAGTGTGGGAGGATGTGCAGATGGGTAAACATAAGTTCGAACGGCTCAGCGCAGAAGAGCAGTGCCTTTTAGTGTCGATAGCTGTCGCTTCAATCCTTGAGGATTTAGAGCTTCAGGAATCGGTCGAAAGCCTCGTTGATGAAAAGTTCACAGCCTTTATGGAATTGGCAATCCGCAAACACGGGCTATCGAAGGAGGAGCTTGCCGCTCTGGGCAGCGAGGCTATCTTAGGTCTTTATCTCGCCGAATTTTTATACGTCTCTGAACTGCTCTTAGACTACATTGGCGGCGTGCTGAAGCGCATTTTGGAGACGGGTGAACTTCCTGAGGATATCCAAAGCTAATCACGCCTGTCAAACCTGCCAAAGCTCTCAAGCGCGCGGTGAACAAGCCGCGCGTTTGTGTTACCACACTGCGCACCATACGTCGTTTGGCGACGTGATGGATTGGGCGGCTAGGGCGAGGGCGATCACGGTATCGTCATGCTTATTTGAAGGCGCGCCGTATCTAAACCTGCCGCTGCTAAGCCGTTCCATCTCAAACGAAACCAATTCAATCTTCTGAACAGGATCGTTCAGCAGTAGCAAGTTGCCCTTTTCAAGGGCGAGCGCCAAATTTTGGATGATTGAAGTCTTGACCTCGTTAGTCAAGGTCACGCCGATTACAGAAGCGCCGTGCGCAGCCCATTGCGAACGGGCGAATTGCAAGACGGCGTCACCTACGCCTGTTTGGTCTACCCTAACGGTTTGTGGCTTGTAACGGCTAATCGTATTAGCGATTCGCACGATTTGGTCTTGCCATGCCATTTGATGGAATCGGTCAATGAAGACTTGACGCGCAGGCGATACATCCGTGCGCAAAATGGACACGACCGTGTAATCGTTAAGGCGAGCGAGGTCAATGCCGGCGCTATAGAGCGCACCGGCGACGGGCGGTTCGGGGGACAAGGTCGCGTTGTCCAGCACGGCGCTGAACACGCCGCCGACATCATCTATGAACTCAGCTAAAATTTCTTGTTTGAACAGCACGTCGGGCATTGCCGCTTTCGCCGCTTCGATTTCAGCTTCAATCTTAGGCAAGAATGTATTGGCGGATGTCGGGAAATTGAAAGAAGCCCAGTCAGTCTCACCTTCCAAGCCTTTCCTGAAAATCTCATGAAACCAATTCAAGCCTTTAGGCGTGCTGAGGAACAGCGCTTGCCCTTGCCTATCCATCAAAGTCGGGCGCAGGATTTCATTCCAAATTTCAGGCGGCATAAGAGCGGCTTCATCGAAGATCGCCAAATCAAGCCCTGCTCCTCGCAGATTGTCAGGCTTGTCGGCGCTTTTCACTTGTATGAACCCTTTGCTGAATTGGATCAGGCGGCGTGTGCGATTCTCAGTGAAGCCGACAGGCGCTGCTAAGCGCTTGATAGTGTGCAAGCCTATCAAGCCGATCTCATAAGTCGGGGCGACCCACCAAACATCCTTGCCTTTCAAGGCGGTCTCGATAGCGATGATCGCCCCTAGATAGGTTTTACCCGCTCGCCTTCCACAAGCGACGACTCTAAAACGCGCCTTGTTTTCATAGATAAGGCGTTGCATCGGCGTCATATTGAATTTGAAGGAGACGGGCGTGACACGGCTTGTAATGACAGGCGTCAGCTCGGCAAGGGCGGCGTTCAGCAAATCTTGCCCTTTGTCGGCTTTCGCCTGCTTTTGCCGCCGTGTCGCTCGCTTAGGATTAGCCGTTTTGCCCATCCTGCTCTACCATTTTGCGCTCCAAAGCGCTCATCAACGCGCGCCATGCGCTTTGCGGAGTCATGCCCAGCTTACGGAGCAGCAGCTGATCCTCATCAGATATCCGCAACAGCGCGCCATTGCCGAATTCTTCAGGGAATCGGCGCTCTAGAATCCAAGCGAAGCGTTGCCATGCCTTGTTATCCGTCTTGAGCGCATGGAGCGTCTTTTCAACGAATATGGACACGGCGCGCTCATACAGTTGGTTGAATTGCGCGCTCTCTTTGAGCAGCCCTTTGACGAATTTGACAGGCAGCCCACTCCCGCTTGCTGCGTTTGAAAGCGGCAGCCCTTCTGTGACCTTGACTAGAAAAACGCCGAGCCGCCGAGCCGTCTCGTCGTCGACGGCTCGGTCGGCAAGGCTCACGTAAGCAGGTAATTTCTTAGCTACGTCGAGTTCTGTTTCGAACACTATCTCGACGGGTTCTGATTCCGAAGAGTTCGGCGATCGCTTCCGACTTTGCGGCATAGCCCGCCCTTTCTAATGCAGCGCGCATCTTGCGAAAAGCGCGTTTGTACATCGTATTCAACTTAGTCGGCTTTTCACCAAAGCGAGCTTCATAGCGCGCCACTAACGCCGCTCCGTCAATAGGTTCGCCAGTTTCAAGCCCAAATCGAGCTTCGACTATAAAGCGCAGGCGCTCGTCTAAGGCGTCTAACGCGATCTTGAGCAGCGCCTTGATTTTCTCATCACGGTTTTTGATTTCTAGCGCGGATTCTGGGGTAGGAGCGGGATCGGGATGAAGGTCTAAGACCTCATCAGATATGAACTCAACACGCCGCTTGCCGCGTTGTTTTTTTGGCTTGCCGGCATCTTGTTCAGGCGTCCGACCGACTCTTTTGTCTGAGGCTTGCTCAAGAATCGGCTTTGTTTGGCTGCCGAATCGGATCGCGGCGTCGCGGACGTTGTGGTCAATGGCTGCGGATGTGTAGCTGTAAAAATGGCGATAGGTATCGCCGCCTGCTTTAGACGGTTCGAATCGCTTAGCGCAGATTAGCACGGTCTCGTATGCAGTCTGTAGCAGGTCGTCAAAAAGATAGCGGTCTCCGTAAGCGTTTCGCGTCGCCGCTTGCCGACACTTGAATTCAAAGGCTGCGATAGGGTCAGCCTTCTCATCACGCGGATTGTATGGCGCATTGAAACGCTCATTTTCGATATACATTGTCTCGACTCCTCTTTTGAATTGCTTTTCGAAGTTTGGCAACTGCACGTCTGAACACGGCTTTGGCGCTCTCAGATTGTCCGTTTTGGAAATCGCCTTCGATCTCCTCAAGCGGTATTCCGTTCATCATGCTCTCAACTACGAATCGCTCAGCGTTGTCTAGAATGTATAGATTCTCAAGGATGAGTGAAAGCTGTTCTTTGTTTGTTTCTAGTTTTATTGTCTCCTCTTCAAGCGATGTATTGTCAACTAGCTGTGCAGGTATCACGCCGTCGTCATCAAGCCTTTCCAGACTCAGCTGCGAGACAGGCTTGATGTCGGGCGTGCGCTGCGCGCGGTAGCTGCTAGGCAACCCGACGGCGGCGAACACCTCTCGCTCAATTGAGCGTATGATCGACTGCCTGACATATGAGAAGAAATGCCCGATCGAACCGCTCTCTCGATTGCGCCGCTTTCGATCGGGATCGAACCGCCAATACGCTCTCTGCAGAGTCTCATAACCGATTTGCGTCAAATCTTCAAAGCTATAAGCCGCCTTTTCAGCCAAATCGAGGTACTGATTGGCGATGCTTTTGACAAGCGCCTTGAACCGCTCTAGATAGAAGTCGAGCGGCTGCTCGTCCCTATTGAAGGGCTTGTCCATGAATTCTTGGAACAAGGACGGGCTTTCGAACAGGCGCTTAGCCATGAGCCACTAACTTCCTCGCCCTAGTGATGACGACCGGCGTGACGCCAAATCTTGCCGCCAAATCCTTGCCGCGCATTTTGAGCAGCTCAGGCTTGCGGCGCAGGATAGCCGCGATCGCCTTAGCATTGAGCGGCTTAGGCTGCTCAGCGATTTCAGATGAAATTTCACTTGAAATTTCAGTCCCGTCTTGCCGATCCGTCTTACGCCTGCCATAGCCTACGCCTTTGCCGCGCTTGCCGCCTGCTGAAATTTCAATTTCATGACGTGAAATTTCATCGCCTCGCTGTGAAATTTCAGTCTGCGTCCTTGAAATTTCATGCGCAGCTTGTGAAATTTCATCGCGTAACGCTTGTTTGATGTCATGTAAGACATCCTCAATCACTTTGGCTACCGATTTCTCTACCGTTTGACCGTCCGTCACGCCGAGCCTATTGCTAAGCAGGCTCGGCGTCACATAGGGCGCGCTTGCAGAAAATCCTTGAACGACACCATATGGCGGTCAAATTCCGCTGCTATGCACTGATATTCAAAGCGTGGATCGGCTTCAATCTGCGCTAGATACCGCTTGTAAAGGTGACCTCTCTTGCCGTCAGCCGTCTTGCAATTGTCGCGCAACGCCTCGCCGACGGCGTAGACAAGCTCGCTTTGATAGCGTTCAGGCAGAGCAGTCTTAGGGTCGCGCAGCACGGCATGGTAGAATTGCACGGCGTCATTGAACGCCCTAATGCGCGCCGCTCGCTTTTCAAGCTCTTGCAGCAGCAAGTTCTCGAAAACAAAACCGACTCCTAGCACAAGCGAAGGCGCTAGGATGGTGATGAACCATTGAAAGACGATCACCTCGTTTTGAGGGTAAGACGCCGTCATGGATATGTTGGCGAGCAGGGCAATCGCCGCGCTCATCACCATGAAAGCGCGGAAGACGCGCTTTGCCGTCCGCGTTTGGGCTAACAAGCCCGCACTGAGCCCAAAAGTCAACGCGCCTATCTCGCCCATCACCACAAGGACGATCAATCCTGTTGAGACCCAAAATTCATTCACGCGATCCGTGTGTGCTATCACTGATTTCAACACGATATCGCCCGCTGCGAGCTGCTTGCCCGCGCTCACATACAACGCGCCGACTGCTACGACGAGCAACCCGATTGTCAAGGCAATGGTTAACCAGCGCGGATAGGCGGCAAAATGCTCAACTTCGAATTGCGCCTTTTCAGGCTTAGGTATAGACGCGATCACTGCGCTCCGCGCTTTATCCTCACAAGCGAGCCATTGTGAGCGCGTAAGCGGAGGCGGAGCGACCTGCGTTGTGCTAGGCTTGTCGGTCATTCGTAGAAAAGCTCCAGTTGGACAGGCATACCTAACCAGAAAGATAGGCGTTCCTTCGCGATAGAGACATAACTAGAATCGATTTCAACAGCGTCAATGGACTGCCACCCTGCGAGCGCCGCGCCGATAACCTCTGATCCCGTCCCTGAGAACGGGACGAACAGACGCGGATTATGTGTGGTGTGGTATTGCGGAGGCGGGCATATGAGCTTGCCTAAGTAGTAGCAAAGCGCCAAAGGCTTAACGGCAGGATGTTTGTTCAGTCGGTCGCGGACTAGGCTTTGGCGTGCAGTCGACGGCGTACGGACGCCTAATTCACGCTCCTTGCGGCTTGCCTTAGGCACGTATAGCGCAGGCAAGGCGGCGCGCTCTAACTGTTCAGCCTTTCTGAACAAGGCTTGAAAATAACGTTCCGAAGGACTCCCAGACAGCTGCCGCAAGGTTAAGTCCGGACAATCGGGCGCGCAGCGCTCGATTGTGCAGCCTTCGCTGTGCATCACCACCATGTTGGAGGTGATGCGCCTTTGGTCTAAGACATACTGCTTGAATTTGCCCTTGCGGTCGTAGACTGCCGTTCGGGTCTCCCGCGCACCATAATGCTTAGCGAGTTTCACTTTCGCGCCGACTCCTCTGACATTCAAGAAGCCCGCGCCTGTTTGGTGTGCAGTCTTGCTATAGTTTTTAGCCTTTTTACGGGCGATGAGGATCGGCTCTAGAGCGGATCGGAATGCTTGCGCACCAATTGAGTAGTCGCCAAACATTTTGCCTTTGTTCAGCCCTTGAGCGGTTATCCAAGCGAGCATACTCAATATCTCAAAGCCTGCTGTTTCCGCCGCCGTCGCCATGCGATGGTAAAGGCGTGGCGCAGCAAAAGCGATGACAATAGCGCCTTCTAGCAATACGCCCTTCAACGTCCGCCAAAAATCGGGCTGAAAAGCGAGATCGCGATCCCAATCCGCCAACTCCAAGCCATAGGGCGGATCGAACAAGGCGGCGTGATACACCGCCTCTGTTTGCCTCATGAATTCCATCACGTCTTCATTATTGAAGGTGATCGTCATGAGGCTCTACTCCGCTTAGCCTGATAATTTCAGCGACTTCTGCCTCATACTTAGCCGCCTTTTGTTCATATTCAGCGCGCTTTTGGCGACGGACTTTGGCGACGCGCTCCTGATCGTCTAGCCTTTTGATGACAGCTTTGAAGAATTCAACGGGCATTTCAGGATTGCGGAAATGCGCGTAATGGGCTATCCAAGTCTCCGCCAAAACGCGAGCCTGATCGCGCTTGAAATCTCTCCACTCGTTTGAATTCGGGATCGGCAAGGCGATCAGCTCGTCCGCCATGCCTTCAATAGCCGCATCAAGCTCCTTGAAAAGCGTGACGCTATCCTGCAAAGTCTTGATAGGTCTCGCTGCGATGTTAAACATCGGATAGCCTAACACGACCTCTCGCTGCACAGGCGTGGCAAGAAAACGGGCAACATCGAACTGCGCAGACGCACCTTTGCCTGACTCTGAGTCCGTTTTGGCGTTGTGTTTCCCTTGCAACGCCAATCGAAGGTCAAGCTGCCTATATCCCCATTTTTCGGCGTTTTTATCGAAGTCAGGGCGCGCTATCCAGCGCACGTTCGGCATTGTGCGCTGATTCCACCATTGTGGGACGACGCCTTCTATCAGCTCCGATATGCGCTCAACAATCGAAGCCGCCTCGTCATGGTATACTGCTACGATCAGCGCGTCATGAACATCTAAAGCAAGGTAAGACTTATAGCCGTTGGCTGTGAGGAATTCGTCGATCAAGACGGCTGCGCGCTTAGTGATTTCCGCGACTCCGCCTTGACAGATGTAATTCCAAGCGTCTTTAGCCGAACCGCCTACGATTTTACGTCCGCTCCAAAGGACGGTATAGCCGCGTTGCTCGTAAGCGTCTTTTGCCGCTCGCTTGGCGGCGGTCAGCGCAGGAAAGCTCATCGCGACCTGCTCTAAGATTTTCTTAGCACGCTCAAGCGGGATTTTCAGGCGCGTAGCCATAGTTTGCGCGCCCATGCCGTACGCCATGCCAAAGGTGATTGCTTTGCCCTTTTGGCGCAGCTCCTTCATTTTCGCTCGATCGCCCGCCTGTTCCGCGATGTCAAACTCGCTTGGAAAGTAGACCTTAGCCATAGAAGTATGGAAATCGCCGCTTGCGCACGCCGCCGCGAAAAGCGAGTCGGCGCTCATCATAGCCGCCATCCAATTCTCAGCGTTGCTGAGATCGACCTCTAACAGGGTAGCGTCACCGCTAGGAGACCCGATCAGCACGCCGCGCATGTAATCCATATTGAGGTTTTGCAATTGCGGATGCTCAGTTGCTCGCCGTCCCGCCAAAGTGAAGTTGTAAAGCGGATGCAGCCTACCTTCACAAGCCGACTCAATCAAATTCTCAAGTTGCCCTTCATAGAAGCGCAGCTCGTTATATCTCTTGAGCGCGGCTAACTCTGGAACTTCGCGCGTCAGCTCTTCAATAGCTTCAGCGCCAAAAGACAGATGTTCTAGGCTAACAGTTATTGATTTACCACTATCAAACAGCGGCTTCAATTCCTGATGGGCTTTCGCCGTGAACACCGGACTTGATGGGTGATAGTCCGGGAGCTTGACGCCCTTTTTGGCGATGTACTCCATCACAGCGGAGCGCTTGTTCGGCTCTCTCAGACCGTCGCGCTCAAGATCAGCCAGCACGCTTTGCAGCTCCGCGCGTGTCTGCGCGAGCAGTTCGTCCGCATAACCTTCATCTATGCAGACGCCTCGCGCTGTGAGCCGCGCGTAGGTGCGCACGGCGCGCATTTCGAAGTCAACCAGCTCTTTGTTGGATTCTGTGACAAGCGCCTGCTGCGCCTCGTAGATTTTGAGCGAGAGTTCTGCGTCGAACAGCGCATAACGCTCAAGGTAAGGGTCGTGTTCAAACAAGGACGCTTGCCCTCGAGCTTGTTTGATTTCGGCGCGATTGCGCGCCTTCATCCTGCGATGTTCGTCGTAAATTGTCAGCCCAAGCGACTCGGCGACGCCGAACAGGGAGTAGCTTTCCGTTTTCTCAGGATGCAATAGCCGCGCCATTTGAAGCGTACACCATACCTTTTCAGGTATCGGCAATCCGAGCTTTGACAAACGCCCAAAATCGAACACAGCGTTGTGCGCCACAAACACAGCGTCCGATTTGAAGAGATCGATCAGCGCGTCTATATCGCCGTCGCTAAACGGCGCGGTCAGCACACGATAGCGATCCTCGCTTTGCAAGGCGACGGTCAAAATCTCATCCCCAGCGCCCAGACCAGTAGTCTCGATATCAACAGCCCAAATCATGACGATAGCCTCCTGCCTAGAATTTGAAGTGTGTTGCACAGAGAGCCGAAGCCTTTGACGAGATTTACGGCTTCCGAAAACTCTCCCTTGTATCGCAGCCGAACTTTCAAGGTTAAGCCGTACTGCTTTTGCAGTCCGCGCAAAAACCCGTGCTGCTTAGGCGTGGCAGGGTCTTGCCACCATCGGGCTTGCCGCGCTGCACGACCTGCTGAAATCAAGGCTTTGCGGTAAGCGTCTAAGGCTTGTTCGATGTAAGGGTAGCTGTCAAGCCATACCAATTCAGCCGTCTCTCTCGCATATCGGTAGGCAATTGCGCGGTGACCGGCGCTAAGGCTGACAATCCGCTCCGCCGCCTGTCTCGTTAGCGGTAATTGCGAATCGAGCGCCGCCTTAGCGCTTACTAGTAAAGTAGGATTCCATTGCTCAATCGGATCGAGAATGAACAGCCACTCGCTTTGCAGAGCAGCCGCGTAGCCTTTAATTTGAGTTGAGAAATACTGATCGATACGGGCATATTTGAAGAAAGCGTGAATGCCTGAGTCCGCATCATCTTCAAACACAGCTTTCAAGCGCGACCGAACCTCAATGCCGTCAACATCTTTCTTGCCGCCCGACAAGGCTTTGCTCTTTTGCCCCAAATCGGCGGTAGGCATGGAGCGCTGCACAACGCCTGTATAAATCTGAGCGCCGCATTTTGGGCATTTCGCGAAGCCTTTGAGAAAGGTTACTCCGCATGACAGGCAACGCTCTGTCAACCCTAACAACGATCCAGTAGTCAAAAGACGGGTGTCAACCGGCGTCAAGTCCAGCACGAGGCACTCGCTTTTGCCTTCGGCAAGGCGTAACCCGCGCCCGATCGCTTGAGTCAAGACTACCTCGCTCAAGGTGGGACGCGCCCACAAGATGCACGAGACGGTCGGCTCGTCAAAGCCCTCCGTCAATACCGCGACATTAGACACGATTTTCAGGTCGCCGCGCTTTAGCCGCCCTAGAATAGCCTCCCTTTCGGCGACGGGAGTCGTCCCGTCAATATGCGCGGCGGCAACGCCCTGTTGCTGCGCAAGCGTAGCGAACGCCTTTGAAAGCTCTACAGAGCTGAAGAAGGCGAGCGTCTTACGCCCTTCGCCATAACGTTTCCAAGCGGCGAGCGCTACCGCCTCCCAATGGGCGGCTTTGAGCGATTTGTTCAGCCCTTCAATCTCGTAGTCGCCTTTTCTTATCCGCAAATCGGTCAAGACGACATTGTCCGCCTCAACTTGATAGCGGACTGGGGTAACTAAGTACCCTTCTTCTATACCAGCCAAAATGCTCCATCGGTATCCTATCTTAGTGAAGATAGCGAAACCCTTCTTATCCGTTCGCTTTGGTGTCGCCGTGAATCCCGCGACCTTGAGCGCAGGATTCGCATCTCGTAAAGCCGAAAATATTTTCCAGTACTGATTGTCAGGCGCGGCGTGATGCGCCTCGTCAATCAAAAGATGGGTGAAGGCAGGGCGAGCGACCTGACTAAGCCGCCTCGCCGTCAAAGATTGGCGCGTCGCCACGACGACTTTGGCGTAAGGATGAGCTTTCAGCTCGCTCATCTCAATGCCGATTTCGCCCATGCCTAAACCGGCGTGTCGTCTAACGGTGTTGTATATCTGAAAAATAATTTCCCTAGTGTGCGCGACAACTAAAAAGCGCGCCGCCGCCTGTTCGGCAAGGACGCGCTTTACCACCTCAGAAATCACGACTGTTTTACCGCCGCCTGTGGCGATGAAGATCAGCGGACGCTCAAAAATTCGCCAATCCTCAAGGATCGCCTCAACTGCTTCACTTTGATAGTTTCTGAGCATGTTGTTACCCTTTGTTACCCTGTTGTTTCAAAGTTATTCAAAAGCTCTTTTACTATGGCTGATGTTGAATGCCATGTCAAGCTGAATCCTTCAATGTGTTGCGCGCAATAGTGCATCCAAGCCAACACAGACCGCTCCTCGTAAGGTCTACCGCATGACGCCGCCTCTTCCCTTTCGCGGCGCATGACGGATTCGATGAGCGTTTTGGCGAGTTCCCTGTGATGACTGTTGCGTGTCTGATAACGCGGACGCCGTTTCGTCAGCCCTCTTTCTTGCAATGCTTTGCGGATCGCCTCGCGATTTCGTAAGCCCGTCTCTTGCAACTGTTTGATTAGCTCTTCGCCGCTGTACTCATGCAAAGGCTTTGGCAGTAGCGATAGCTGCTCTTCAATCTTCTCTTCAAACAGCACGTCGGTCAGCAAGTGCAGCTCGTCGACGCGGTATGAAGTTGGGAAATTGGTCAAAAGCAAGATGAGCTTGCCGCGCTTCTTGAGCAGATCGGGGACGTTCGGTCTAATGCGCTCCGCGCATTGCCTAATCTCGTCGTCAACTAGTCTGTAGGCAATTTCTGCAAGCCGTTCATCGGCGTAGTCAAATTGCAAGCTGACCTTCCGCGTCCCTTTATACGGACGCGCGCGCATGACGCGCTGAACGCCGATCGGATTCGGGTCTTCATGGTAACGCGCTTTAGCGCGCATGAGGAGTTCGGCTTCAGGGATGCGCGGCGTCCCTACAATCAGGACGCAATGGAAATCTGCAAAATCGTTTCGTCCGCGCAAATTGCCAAAATGCTCTACCACGAGCGCTCCTTTTCGGCTGAGCGCTTTCAGGATCGGGTCGCCGGCGATCAGCTTCTTCACCTGCGCTTTCAAAGGTTTATAGCAGACAAGCAAGACCTTAGAGGTCATGATATCGCCGCGCCCTTTCAAGCCTTGCTTGAGCGCCTCAGGGATAAGCCCTACCAAACCCTTATCGGAGTCGCTCAACTCGTCAGCCTTCGCGAAGTTGCTCATTAGAGACGACTTGGAAAACGAGGCGTCCGCGAATTGTACGACTTTGGCGATCTGAGGCGCGACAGGCGCGTAAACGCGCATTTCGCGGCGCTCTAGTTTCTTGCCGTCTTTAGTCTTGATATGACCGTCATAAACGGACGGGTCACCCGTCCCGTCAATAACGATAGCCTTTGAAGCGCGCTCGACGCCTATGCTAGGCAGAGGATAGACCTGAAACCGATTGTTGAAAGCGAACAGGCGCGAATTCCAATCCTTATGCCCTGCTTTCCATAAGCCGTATTCAATGCGCAGCAATCTCACAAAAGTGCTCAAGAAACGGCGCGGCAAGTTTTCCACGTCAATGATCGCCGTGTTGTTTTGAGCGTTGATGATCGGATGCAGCTCGTCAAAGAAATCGTCCGACTGCTCAAGCGCCAAATCCAACAAGGCTTGCTTAGCCGCCACGTCCTCGCCTTCGATGTAATTCAAAAGCTGCTCAACAATCCATCGCCCGTCGCGGACGTGCTTCTCATAATCGAGGTATCTTGTTGATTTTGTCGGAGTCGCCGCCAAAACCGCCCGTAGCGCGCGCAATAGCGAATCGCACGCTTGATAGGCGTCCGGACTGTTCACTCTCAGAAAGTGATTGTTAGCGTCCGCGAAATCGTCAAAACTCAACTGTATAGGCGCTTCAATCAAGTCGACAATGGACTCGTCAATCACGACCGCATTCCTGCCTTCGCTCAGCTCGAAAAGCATGAGCGCGTGATTGTGGCGCGCATAGACGAGCTGCGCCTTTTCAGCGGCTTCCTTCTGAGATAAATACCAACTCTGTTGACATTCCACTAAATGTGGGCAACGCAGACACAAGGCGTCAAACACGCGGTAGCCTTTATTGGCTACCTGCTCTGCTTCCTCGTGAAAAGCGCAGTATCCCGCGCTGCCCTTATTCCCATTGCGCGCTTCAAAATAGAAAACATCGTCGGGCTTCAATCCAAAATCAGCCAAATAAGCGCGCCATTGCTCCTTAGAGTAAGTGAACAGCCCATAGAAGACGGCTTTGAATTTATCATCGGCAAGCGCGCGCTTGTGCAGCTCGACCCAAACCGAATGCGTCTTACCGCTTCCAAGCGGCGCTTTGATGAGCAGCGTACGTCCGATTTCGCCGCGCCGCCGAACCGTATCGAGGAATACGCCGATCACAGACGGCAGTTCGGCTCGGATTTGCCGCAACGGGATCGGCTCATCTTCCGCCTGTTCAGGCTCGCCGCTCTCCACAATCACAGGAGCGTGACTTGAATCCTGTTTCAGCGAGTCAATATCAATCGGCTTTCGATAGCGTCTAACGGCGTCGTCGACAAGCTCAAAACCGTTTTCGGTCAGGCGGACGGCATAACGGTCGCTACCGACTCCCTGCTCTACGTTTTGGTAAGCCCAAGCGACCAACGAGTCCAGCTCGCCAAAGGCGCGGCGCTGCTCACCTGTCTTGCTGAACCATTCTACAGCAAGCGGACGCAGATGTTGGATGAGCGCCGCCATAGGGATGCCTGCTTTAGCTGCGCTCGCCGCGACCTTGACCAAAGCAGGATGCCGCTCAACAGGCTGCTCTCGCTTAATCAAGCGAGCCACGAATTCGCCGCTCACAAAATACAGCTCGTCGCCTTGTTTACCGTCGTTTACAGATTTGTTTACAAAGGTAACGTAATCTTCGCTACTACCAGTCCCACCAATCGGCGCAACAGGCTTAGGCAATTCAATGCGCATGAAATCTTCATAGGCAAGGCGACGATCGGGTTCGAAATGAAGAATGGTAGCGACCGCTCCCTTACGGCTCGGTTTCTTGTTTTTGAAGCCTACTAAGCGCAACATGCGCGTCGCGTCATGCACGCTCGTGTCAACTTCAATGCCTTCCGCTTTGAAGCGCGGCAACAGAAAAGCCAAAGCTCTAGCTTTGAATTCACGAGCTAAATCGGACGAGCTGACGTCGATCAGCTTGTCGGCTATCCAAATCGCTTGTAAGCCGCCGCCTGTGAACCAAATTATTGACGCCTGCATATCGCGCAAAACGCCAAAAGCGCGGTCATAGTCTATGCCGCGCGCCGCGCAATCAATATCGCACCAAATTGAATTGACGACAGTGAGTTCGTCTAAAGTCCCTGTCCGGTAACGGTTCGCATTGACGGAGTCGATGATGACACGCTTACGCGCGGCAGGTCTGAAGTAAATGTTGCCCGATTCATCGGGCGCGTCATTACGCGCCTGTAAGCTGTGCAGTCCTTCTTCAAAAAATTCAGCTAAGCCTTCCCGCGTTATCCATACGGGACGCTCGCCTTTACGTAAATCACCTTTTGCAGTGTAAAGAACATCGTAGGTAAGCCCGAGAATAGATTCGGACGGAAATGCCGCCCATACGGTCTGTAAGAAAAGCCGCGCCTCCTCAAGGTATGGCTTGTCCTTGAAAAGCCTATCCAAAGCAACCTCCTCCTCGATTGGATAGGTGATGCAAGGCGGGATCGCCCACGCCTTGCATCTGAGGTGCTTGAGTTAGTCGTCTGAGTTGGTCTCGGCGTCTGATTCGGTTTCGGGTTGCTTGGATTGGAACTTGTTGTACAGGTCGATCACGCGGCTTTTCTGATGATCGTCAAGATTGAAGAACAGACTGCTGTCAATACGCCTGACCATCAAAACGTGACCCGCCAAGCCTGGCTTATCCAGCATTTGGCTGACCGACATAACAGCTAACTCTGCTCCGGCGTTGTAGGGAGGGATGTTTTGCGTCTTCAAATACGTGACATGATCGGCAAGCCGCTTCCCATGCTTATAAGCGCTGCTGCGGAAGCGGACGGTAACAGGTACGACCTTGTCATCAATCACAGCTGCGACGGCGACTTGAATTTGCTGATCGCAATCGCGCACGTTGCGCCCTTCAATGCGCTTCCAGCGCGAAAATGGGCATGACGCGCAGACGATGTTGACGCCACCTTCACCAACATATTCCATTGCGGCGTTCAGCGTGCCTGAGTATTCGGGCAAGGGATAAACACCGTCTTCAGAGCGGCAAACGGGCTTGCGCCCTGCCTCATACGGCTTGCGGAAAAGGACGCGCCGATCGAAGCCTTCTGCCTCTAGCGGAAACACGACCAATTCTGTAATAGGCTCTTCGACCACCTTGCCGCTATTGAGCGTATGCTTCCGTGTGAGCTTGAACTCCTCGCGGCGAATGCCGTCCGATTCAAGGAAGGCGATCTCCAAAACCAAGTGGTTTTCTTTAACACGCAGATTGGGCAACCCAACGACTTGCGGCTGCGGAGCTGGGATTTCGATGATGTTGCCTTCGGAATCAACTACCTTGATAGTTTTGTTAGGCTTGTACAGTTCGATTTGCATGGTTACCTCTCCAATTCTGATTCTCAAACTCCACCAACAAAATAGGCGGCTAAATCCGATTGAGACATCCCCAATTCAATTTGTTGCGTTTGGCGATGGATCGGGCGTTTTCGCTCCGTAATTGAACTCTTCAGTCAATATCTCTCGCCATCGCTCCTCCGATAGAAAAGCGATAATAGTCTTAGGAATTTGAAGCTGATCGCAGGACGCCAGAAGCTCTTCAATCAGGGCGTGCGCTAGGATTGTGCGCTCTCTCAGCAGCGCTATCTTGAAATTCAATCTCTGAATCGCATCTTGCCGTTCGCGCCAAGCTCGGGACTCTTCGTACAAATCCTTGAACATTTTGGTGTACTGCTCCCGCTGATCGACCTCGACCTTGCCGCTGGACTTGATAAGATGCGCAATGGCAAGAAATACGCCTAACACGGCGAAAATCAACGCTGTGCTATCCATCGCCGTCCCGTCCTCGATTCGATAAGCTCAAGCCGTAAAAGATGCTGTAAATCACCACAAACGACGCCTCGTGATTGACGATCAGCGCATAGATGAAAATCGCGACCGTGTAAGGGATTAGGCTTACCATGTACACAACCCGCCATCCCGCAAAACGACGGACGACATAAACGCCTGCCAACACAAGCGCCGCGCCGTAAACGCCTGCGAGGCAGCCGAAATCGTTCAAGATTTTGGCGATCTGGGATTGGTTCTGCCCTAGCAAAGCGACGCCTAACGCGGCAAGCGCGAACCCGCTCACATCGGAATCGCGGACTGTTATACGGGCGAAAAGCGCCCGCAATGTTCTGAGCAATCTGTTCATAGCCGTTCGCTCAAACTTGATAATCGCTTCTCATATCTACAACTTATCGCGCTGAGCAGAAATTGAAACGAGGCTAAAGCGGCTGACAAGCTAAAGACAGCGAGCAGCACGATGGATACAGGCGTTTTCAAATTCACTACAAAATCACCATTAAATACTATCTGATGACTTTGTAGCGAAATTGAAAACGGACTACCGACCGCTTATCCGCGCGCGTTTGACACCGCCTCCCATACGCCAAACAAGGCTCGCCACGTTTAGCGTGGCTTGCCGCTTTAATCGAGCTTTGTCAGGAATGCCTCAAAAACGCGATTTCAACCGCCTATGGCGGTTAGCCGTATTCAGTTTAGGCTAAGCGTGTGAAAAGGCGCTTGGAAGCCGATTTTTGAAGGATTTTGCTAAGTTAGGTATTGAAAGCGAGGATAAGGCTATGGCAGACGTAGCGAATGTTTTGGTGATCGTCATCGTGGTGCTTGTTGTCACGCTTGTCACGATGGGCGTTGGTTCAATCTACTCAATTTTGCAGGCTAACAAGCGAGTTGTGGAAATGGCGTTTCAGAGTCTTCCGCCTGCAGTTCTAACCATTTTGCAACAGGCTTTTGGCGATTTGCACAAATTGACCGAGCTCTTGCAAGACCTGCTCGAACCTGATGAAGAGGACGGCGATGAATCGCGCAACGGCGCACCGCCTGCGCTCGGCTGATTCGGATTGGCATGTGGTGATAGAGCCTGCAATTGAGCAGGCTCTATTCATTTCGGATGTCTTCATAGCGTTTGAAGCCCTATCTTGAGGTTAGAGCAGTAGAGCATTCAAGAGAGGTGTCAATGCTTACGCCATTTGAAAGCGCAACCCGCCAATACTTGATTATGGCGCTCAATAGCGTCAAATCTGGCGAACCTGATTCAAAAGCCATTGCGGCGGCGTTGCCCTTCCTTGACTACGTCCTCTTGAAGCGTATCGCGGGAGTTGAGCTTGACACACCCTATGAAGAGACGCTTGCCAAGCTCCCAGACGACCTGCGATTGGCAATGGCGGTCGCCGATTTCATGATCGCGCGGCGGCTCTACCAAATTAACAAAACCCGTCCCGTCAAGCTGAGCGATATCGAGACCTGTATTGAAGGCATGACCGATCCGCTGATCGGCTTGGCGGCTGCGATTGACTGGTATGAAGCGCTTGATTGATTGGTAGAGCTAAGAGGTTACGGCTATGAATCGCTGCGAGATGTTTGACAACAGCGCCGCTGTGAAAACCGCCTTCGAGGATCGCGGGATCGACGTCAAAGTCGTCTCGGTAGACGGCGCGCTGCTCTTCAATGTCGAGGACGTTCTTCATCCCTTTGGCGCGCTAGAGCAATTGCGGTCTGTTGTCACTGATTTGCGGCGTAACCGCTTTGACGTTGTCTACAACGGGACGCGATGGTACGTCAACGGCTATACGGGCGTGCTATTCGTCCTGTTGCGTGTGAACCCTGTTCAGGGACGAGTTGTCTACAACGCGATTGTCCGTGACATTTGGCAGGCGCTTATTGCTGAGGCGCGCTCCGATGAAACGGAGCAGGCTTACATCAAAGCCTTGATTCATTTCAGCAAGCCCAAAGTCCCGGTCATGCTTCTCAGCCGCGCTATCCACGACGCGGCTAACCGCCGCGCGCCTACCTACCGCTACGAATGGTATAGGCGGGCGGTTGTCAATTACGCGGTCGCTATCTACTTTGAACATCCGCTCGTTCGCGATATCGTCATTGCCGATCACGGCGGGTTCGATGAATATCGGTTGAAGCGCCTAGATTACGAGTCTCGGTTGAAGCGTCTAGATTGCAGGGAGGTCTATAGCTACATTCACGATGTATACCGCTGTCTAGCGATGCGCGGCGCGCACGCTTGCAAAATCGCCGAATTCGGGCTCAGCAAAGCGCCCGCAATCATGGCGAAACTGTTGAGCGAGCCGTTAGCGCATCTCCCGGCGCTTGTAGCGCCGGACGCTATCGAAGTCGTTTGCAACGCTCATCGTACGCTATCGCCGCTGTTGAGCGCAACAGACCCTGAGGAATTTCAGCGGATTTACGCTCGAATAGCGGCGGACGCCGAATTGAGCGCCGCCTTTCAATTGCCCGCGATTGCCGAGCTTTGGCAGGCGCGGCAAGCCCTATCTGAGATATCTGAGTTCTGACACACATTCGGAGGCAGCCGTGACTATTTATGATGTGTTGTGCGTAGGTCTGGACGAAGTCCCTTCCGATAGCGCGATTGCTACCCTTGAGGAGCATTTGCCCTTTCTCACAGGCGAGCGTTTGGTGACCTTTGAAATCACGCGGACGACGTTACGCAGCGCTTTGCTCAACAAGCGCGGGCGCACTTTCATTTTCATCATCGCGGGCAACCTGTACGATGCGCAGGACTCTTTCGTCGAGGCGATGGACTTGATTGACTATTGCTACGAGCTGCGCTTTCTGGTCTACCGCGATGGGAGTCTCAAGTTAGCGTCTGGAAATCGCGTTTACCGTATCCCTCCGGCGGCGATCGTCCGCTTTAGCGGCGCGACGTCTCTAACTCAAGCGGCGCGGCTTATGGATTTGGTGGCGTCCGAGCTGTCTTTTATTTTGGATTTGCCGATCCCGACCGTCGATTTTGGCGATCTGTTTAAGACGGACGCCATTGTCAGCGGTAGCCGTTCGATTCAATGTCAAGGCATGACGGCTGAGTACCACTATCGCGACACGCAACGGCAAGCGCTTTTGGAGTTTTCATCCTCCGTCAATCGCCGCACACTATACCGCCTGAACTTGTATGCAGAGCAGCTGATGGATGATGAGTGGTCTGCAGGTTTCTACTTTGACAATTACGGCGATGGTTTGCCTGTCTTGACGAGCTGCATCTTCTGGGATTGGCTTGTCGAGAATGCGCTGAAAGCCTTCGTACGCCTTGACGACGAAACGACGGCGCGCATTACAGCTGGTTTCCCTGTCGAGTATACGCCGTTGATCGACTGAGGCAGTTTAGAGGTGAGGCTCATGCCTCGCCTCTATTTACGCAGGCTGCTACGCAAACGCTTGTTCACAGGGATGATTACGGAATAGATTGAGGAGAGCTTTCAAATGAACGCAAAAGAGACTCGCTTTGATTGCGAACGCGCGCGGCAGATGATCGCGGCTGTGCTATCTATTGGCACGCGCAGCAATTGGGCAAGCGGATGCTCACATGCGCAGTTTGTGCGCAACGCGAACACGCTGCACTTGTGCGCTTCAAATGGCGTTTGGAGAGTTAGCGCGGCGCTCGGCGCTTTTCAGGGCGCTGACGAATTGCTGGTCGCTTTCAAGCGCGCTGAGTTGTATGAACTGCTCAGCGGACTGAGCGACGAAGGCGCGTTCAGCGCTCGTGTGATGCAAGACGGCGCGAGGCGACGGTTTATCTTAACCGATGCTACAGGCGAAACGCTGTATGATGGGACAGTACCACGCGATCCGTATGAGCCGCCATTGAGCGCTTTGAGCGTCGTAGGGAGACCGACAGAGCAGGCTTGGATTGCGCTTGTGGCTTGCTTGAGAGCCTACAAATCGAGCGTTCAGTTCACAAACATTCGGCAAGTGCGGCTGATCGGCTCTAAGAGCGGTTTGTGGCTGTATTTTCCGATACATGGCGCGATGCGTCGTCCGTATAAGTGTCGGCTAGGAGCATGGACGGATCAGCCTTTCGCCGCTTTGATTAATACCTTGCGCTTGCCGCTAGAGGTGCTAGACAATCCAGATACGGCGCGTCAAGTGCGCTTTGCAGCAGGCGATCGAGACGATCGGCAAGCGTTCGCTTTCTTGTTAGGTGAACACCTGTGCTTGTGGCAAGATAAAGCGTTCGCAACGCTAAAAGAGACCCATATTGAGCAGATGCTCTCCGCTGCGCTCCCAGCGCCTAATGTTGGGCTAATGACCGCGCTTGACGTGGCGGGACGCTTTGTTTTTGCCAATGGCGAGGCAGAGCGCCTGTTGGAGCAAATCAAGCTGTTGCCTTTGCCCGGTAATACCGCAACGGCGATTGAGCTTAAATTTGTCGGCGATACCTGCGTTGCTTGTGCGCACAGCTCACGTGGAGAGCATTCGCTAGGCACTTTCAAAGGCAAAAGCTCTTACCATTTTGACGTCGAGCGCTTGATTGTTACACGCTCCGTTCTGCACCACGCGCTGCGCCGTGTCAAGCTGATGCGCAGACATGAACCCGTCTGCGCTATCGCGAGCTGTAGGCAGGGCTTTATTCCTGTCTTGGAAATCAACGGTTCTTTCCACTTACCGATCTGAGTGCTTCGAAAGGATTGACGAGATGATACTGAACGCAATGCGAGAGCTTTTGGTATTCAAGGGCGTGGACGATCAGGGCGCGGAATTCAGGCTCGAATTTCCGCCTTTAGGCGTTTCGGTAGGCTCGCCGCGTTATGCGCAGCCTGTCTTTGAAGCCGCGCCCTATCTTGTCTTTTCACGCCCTGCCGATCCGATTGACGTGCCTGAAGAGGCGTCGGGATTTTTCTTCATCGTGACAAGCGATGTTCAGGAATACCTTGTCTACCGAGACGATTTGATTGCGCCGTTCGAACCTTTCTATGAAGACGGTCTTTTGCATTGCCGTCAATTCTCAGTTCAGGCTGCGATTTCACGCTACCAAAAATCCTATCTGCGATCGGCGTTTGAGAAGCTCATCAAAGGCTTAGCGACTCCGGACGCCTATCTCTCAGGTTACCGCGATTGGCTAGGCAAGCAGGCGCGCCTTTGAACAGTTAGGTGAGCCTTTGAAGACTTTTAGGGAGTTTCTGAAAAGCTCTTGACAAGTCTTCAAAGGCTTGCTATTGTCTATGGCAATCAAGTGGCGAGCCTAGCCTAGCTAGGCAAGCCCATCAACAAGAAAAACGAGGTAAAATCATGAACAACCTGAACCTGAATTCGAAGCGAGTATTTACTTTGCTTCCGAACGGATTCTTCTTCAGCAACTGGGGATCATCATATTTTTGCGGGCGTTATAAAGGCGATTGCCCGACGCGCGCGGTCGAGGTCGAATTGGAATTCCCATTCGACTATTTGTTTGTATCTTTCCACGACAATATTTTAAGGGTAAACCACGACCCCTACGCTTACCGCTACAGCAACCTATCAACGCCTGCATTGCCGCTTTACTTGGGCGGCGAGTCCCACAAGGACGTGGGAAAGTTTGAAAGCCTAGAGTACCTCAGAGTAGAGAATGGCGTGCTGAGCGCCAACGGCATTGATGAGAAGCCGTTGCGTGATTTCCCGCTCGCCCATTTTGAACTTGGCTCAGTAGATATCGAGAGAGCAAATAAGTTCCTCACATTGGGTTACACCAAAGTAGACTTCGTCTACGCTTGGTACAAACCCTGTTTTTTCTTGTCTTTTAATAAAAATTGGCAGACTTTCTATATTCGAGTTGGCTACCGCTTAGGGATAGAGAATGCGTGAGGCGAACGCCATGAACAAGCGAACTTTCGTGCTACTGCCCAACGGTCGCTTTTTCAGCGCTATCGGGACTTCCTACTTTTGCGGTTACTATCGCGGAGAGAAGTGTCCACCAAGCCCAATCGAGACTGAGCTGGAATTTCCATTCGACTATCTGATTGTGTCGTTTGTGGATAA